TTATATGCAGCAAGTGTAAAATTATCTTTTGGACCAACATTTGATAAATTTGTATATGTATCATCATAAAAAATAGTTTTATTTCCAGTTATTTTAACAGCATCATTTCCAATTCTATAATATAAAAGGTCTGAAACTAGACTTGATCCACGTCTATTTGAAAATAATGATTCACTTACATAAACTGTAGTTGGATTTATTGTATGTGTTCCACTTCCATTAGTATTAGTAGCAACAGCATCTCCACCATAAGTAAGTGAGACATTGAATGTATTAATAGTAGAGTTTATAACATAATATGTTGTATTAGTTTGTAGTCCACCAGGTAAAGTATTGGTTGTTGTCAAAGTTATTGAGTCTCCGTTAACTAAACCATGAGAATTAGATGTAAATACAGATGGGTTTCCATTTGAAATAGTAGCAGTAAAAGTTGACGGTGTTTCTTTAATTTGCTCTCCATCTTCAAAATCAAATATTGTTAAATCATCAATGTCAACAGCACCATTAATAATATTAGAAAATAAACCTATTTCAGTAATATAATATCTTGATGTATCGGTAATTCTTGCAGTATAAACTAATCCATCTGTTGATGAATCTTGTGTTGTACCCAACGTTCCCATAGATATTGGAAATTTTCCAACAGTAAAATCTAAATCAGTCATATCTAAAAATTTAGTTGATGCATTTGCTTTACTAGAAACACCAATACCAAAAGAATTAGCAAAATATTGATTTTGACCAAGCATAGCTTTTAAAGCATTAGCTCTACCCAATACTGTTAATTTATTTTTTTGTTCTGATATTAAATTTCCATCTTTATATATTTTATAAGTTCCATACATACTCATTATTATACCACCTAAATAGGATTAAAATCTATTACTATGTCATATTTATCATATTTTTTACTAAGAGGATACCTAAAATCTACTTTACTGCCTTTAGAAAATCCAGAATTAAATCCATCAGGTGTTTTTATAGTGCCAAAATATTTTATAGTTTGAGAAAAAGTCTTTCCTTGTAAGTTATTTTTTAATTCTTCAATAAGGTCATCAATTACATTATCTAATAATATTGGATCGGCAAGGCTTGAACCAATGGTTTTATTAGCTTCTGTATCATAAATCTCTGTTTGTTTTAATAAATCTACAGCATCCACATAATCATTATATTTATCTTTAGTTTGTACATCAAAATCTGGTAAATAGTCTACACTCATATAATTAAAGTTTGTTAATAAATCATCTCCAGATGCAATCAGATCCATACCTATTTCCTCTGTTAAAGATTCTAGCGTATTCATATATGCTAAAGAATTAAATAATAAATCATATTGAGCAGGTTTTTCTTTAATTACTTTATCTCGTCCTGGAGTTATTTTAGATTTAGTAGACCCGCTATATGTTCTTGTTGTTCCAGATTTTGGTCTATGTTCAGATCCAGAGGTTATGGATGGAGATGATTGTGGTGGTTTTGGTGGATTAACAGTTTTTGGTTTTTCGTATTTAAGCATTGGCGGTGGTTGCATTTGATAAGTAAGTGGTTTTCCATTAATTTCCCATCTAGATGTTTCAATATTCCAATTTTGTGCATAACCATGATCTGGATTAGTTTCATCAAAATTAATACCTATCCAATTTCCTTCTGATGTTGTAGTATATGACTGCATTCCATTTTTTGAGGTCCAATGTTGTGGTTTATAATTTGATTCAGTAAATGGCTGTATTCCTAGAGTACTTGGATCAGCGTCTAATGTAGATGGATATAATGGATTATTTCTTGTTTCTAAAAGATATGGCATTGATAAGTCTTCTTGATATTTTGCAATCTTTGTATGTGCTTTATCTAAATACCACTTATTGTCAGAGACATTCCAAAACAAAACTTTTCCATATTGATCTTTATGTTTTTTATTATAATCATATATTTCAAAATTACCTGCTGGCATATTATACACACTCCTTTAATTCAATATTCATAGCTGGTCCATTATTAGAAATAGAATGATTTATAGATGTAATAGTATATGATTCGCTACCTTCATAGTATTTAGCTTCATATGCAACACCAACCTTATCTCCAAGTTTTAATATTGGATTTGGAAATATTGATAAATTAAGAGTTTTTCTTTCTTTTTTTAATTTTGTTCCTATCCATTTTGCTAGTTTTTCTGCTTGTGCACGATTATTAATAAACTCACCTGATAATTGAAGCTCTTGTTTTCCATAAATTTTTCTATTTAATTCATATTCATCATCTAATGCTTTGCTATAATCTTCTCTTTCTAATAATTTACTAGATTGAATACTGCTTGGACTTACTTGTACCAAAGGATACCCATTGATTGATAGCGGTGTTGCTGTAGAATCAGAGAGTTGGATTGGTCCATTTGAAGTATTATATAACCAAAAACTTGCACCATTAGATGATGCTTCAAAGTCAGAAACACAATAGTTTGTATTTATACCAGATAAAGTAAGTAATTGTGGCTTAAGTGCGTTTGGCTTACTAAACCTTACATCAAATTTTTTAACTTCTCTAACAAATCTGCCAAACTCTTCAAAATATAAAGACATTGGTTTTCCATCTACATCAAAAAGTTTTGTAACTCCAGTTGGCAAATATCCTCTACTAGACATATCTTTATTTCCAGAAAGATAATCAATATTTATATCTGTACTATTTTTTAAATTTATTCCATATGGACTTGATGCAACATATAAATGTTCATAAATTGCAGAAGATTCACCACGAACAAATAAACAAACATTTGATGTTTCTAAAGCTTTTGATGCAAGTTCATTTATAGTAAGTACATTTTGATTTTCCCAGAATACCTGATATTCTTTATATTTACCAGATTCTTTTATTATTATTTCTAAATCAAAAATTTGAGAATGAGACGTTTTAGTATCCGCAGGACTTCTTAACCAGTCAAGTCCTATTTGTGGTGTATGAGATGCATTTACCCAAGAATTACCAAGTAAAGATGGTATAAGTTTTCCATTAATAGAATCAACTCGGTATAATCTCATATTTCTATATTTAGCCTCATGCAAAGATTTTGGATCTATTGTACCAACATCTTCAATTTCAAGAAAGTAACCAGTCATTCCAGTTCCATGAGGTGATTCTCCAATGCTCCAACCAACACCAGCAATAATACCTTCATTGATTGGTTTATCTCCTGGATTAACATTTTTTGGAACATCGCTAACTAGCCTCATTCTTGTTCCAATTTTATGAATTGGCATATTTTTTCCGTTTACATTTTTAACAGTTTTTACAATACCAGTTATAATTTGTTCTGACGAGTTACTTGTAGGAATTAGAGCCTTTACAGAGTCTTTATATGTTTTTGTAGATTTAATAATATTACTACATTTTGGTCCACTAAGACGTAAATGTCCACTAAAACTTTGTTGAATAGAATTATAATGCATTGTTTTAGTTGAAAGATATGTTTCTTTTCTATCAGTAACAGTTAAATTATTTACAATAACTCTTGATAATGATTTTGTTGATCCCCAAAGATTTGTACCATTTTTATGCCAATCTGTATTTGCAAGAAGAAAATCTTTATGTGTATTTATTGCTTTATGAGCAGTAATTTTTGTTCTATTTTGTCCTCTTCCGTCACCCACAATATTAAAATCTTTTTGTGCTGAATTATTTGTTGACTCATAATATGTAAAATCTAAATCTAATACCAGTGCTTCTGGCTGAATAGACCCACCTTGACCTAGTTTTGCTCTAGCAGCCTGATACTGATCAATACTAAATAATACCTCTCTATATAAAGATTTATTTATTGGATCATTAATTACATAAACAATTCCATAGTATTTAATTAATTCAGCATCTATAAGAACATATCCAGAAAAACTATTTTTAAATGTATTTATATATTGTTTGTCTAAATAAATACACATTGCTTTTCTTAAAGAATCATTAGTAGAGTTTGCCAATTTTTTAATTACATTTTCTTTATTATAATCTGTATATTTTGAACTTAAAGCTTTTGAATTAAGTAATAACTTATATGGACCAGTATCTGGTACTTCTTCAATTAATGCTGCTGCTGCTAAATAACTATCTGAAGAATTTTTGTCATTTCCTGGTTGCCATAATATATCAAGGCTGTATCTTAAATTTTCATTTGTTGTACTAGCTCCAAATGTGGGGCTTTCTAAAAAGTCTTGATTTTCCTTAATTTGTTGTTGACCTGTACCGACTAATGCCACACTTTGTTTTTGAAAGCCAAGACCATTATATTGAACAGTTATATCTGTAATTGGTGGCTCTAGTGATTCTTGAAAACTTTCTATATTTGAAATATATTTAATTGTTGTAGTCTCGGTGCCATCATAAAAACTTGATTTTGTGTGAGAATTTTTATCTCCAGTCATCCAAAAATCTTTTACATATTGACCAGATATCATTTTTTCTTTTGTCATAGCAACTAAATCATTATCTACATCCATATAAATTGCAGTTTGTGTAGAAATAGCAAGAGATTCAATTACCTCCATAACAGTTTGTTCTTTTTTAGAATAAAAGAAATCTAAAACTATATCTTCATCATCTATATACTGACTGCTATCAACTTTTTCAAACCTAAAATTATTAAAACCAATATTATCCATAAAAATAAGCATTGCTGCAGATGTTGGAATACCATTCTTATTAGCAATCATTATATCTGGAGCTTTTTGTTCTTTAAAAAATTTAAAATAATCCTCTAGTTGAGTAGATACCGTAAATCCATCTTCTTCATTCCATAGATCAGTATACAAAGTTTTTAATGGGAATCTATATGTTTTTCCATCAACAACAAGTTTTTGATATAACCGCATTTCTACATTTGGCTTTAATACATTTGCAATGATTGAGTTTGTATTTTTTTTACTGAAATATCCATTTTCATTTGAAAGAGTAATTGATCCATTTGAAGATATAACAGATCCGATTGGTAATCCATAAGCTGATCCAGATACAGAAGAAGATACTTCAAAAGATGTGGTTGAGCTTGTTAAATCAGCAACTAATCTTGGACTTAATTCAATCATTTCTAAAGGTATATATGTTTTTGACATTTTTCTTGCAATAAATCTTAAACCATATATTTTTTTTGTATGTGATTCTGTTTTACTAAAATCTATTACTGATTTTTCATCTGGCTGATCTATAACATTAGAATGTATTGTCCATTTATTATTTTCATAATCATAATAGATATTTAATTCACCATTTAATAAACTTTCTGAACTGGTATCTGAATAAATAGTTTCCCAATCTTTATCATCAAAACTTGTTTTTACATCAACCCTGAATGATGTAGCATATCCTAAATGTTTTTGTGTTTTAACTACAACCTTATTTATATATATAGGGTCTGAATATTCAATATATGGTGCAGCATAATTAATTGTATAGTCTTTTTCTGATAAACCAACTACTTTTAGTTCAGATGTTCTAACAGATGACCAATATTTAAAAACTGAATCTTTACTTAATGGATATAACCTTGGATGATCTGCAGAAATATTAAACATATCTTTTATAGATAAACTTTTTGCAGCATCAGGTTCTCCATTTATTGCCCTATTTTCCATATAAACTGAATGAATAATTCCAGCTTTTGGTCTATTTATATCAAAGATGCTTCTAAGTGGTGTATATGTTTCTCTGTTTTTATCTAATTCAGTTACATCATCAGAATAATAATATGCCTGTCCACCATAATGTGGATCTTTTTTATATGTTTTACGATTTAAATAAAAACATCCTATTTCTAATATTGGAGTATAGGCATTATAATTCCATTCAACCATTACCTGATGACTTGAATTTAATTTTTGATCCCCAGCTATTGATTGTTTAATTTTTTTATCAACTTCAGCATTACCTGTTAGTAACATTAAACCTCCACTAAACTTAAGTTTATGTCCCAAAGATCACTATCTGTACCTCTAGTAACAACATTATATGAAAAACTTTCAAAAAATACATTTACTGGCTCAACATTATATTCTATATTATCTTTATCAGTATCTGAGGATATATCATAAACAAATAACACCCAAAAATTTCCAGGATGAGAATTATACCAATCTAATATTTGTTGACCTCCACCAATTCCAGTTTTATAACTAAATACATCATATTCTGTTACATAATTATTTCTAGAAGGTAATTTTTTCCAAGAAGTAGAATATGTTTTTTTATCTGCAATATGATAAGACCTCATAGTACCATCGACCATTCTTTGTCTATGTTCAATTCTTTCAAAAGATACAGCCAAGTCTGATCTATTATTATCAGAAAGGTATAGGTAAGGTGTTCCTAGATCCCACTTATTTTCTCTACCGTCTTCTGCTTTTCCACGAACTGGTTCATTGTCAGTAAAAATAATTAAAGTAGGTCTTGAATATTTTGATCTTAAATAATTATATGACATTAACAGTAAACCCCTCTTGAGTTATTATTTATTGTACCACCCATAGCTTTATTAACGTGACCCATAACCATATCCATACCTGCACCATTAAAGTTAAAATGATATGTTGGATTATTGCTATTACCTTCTGCATATCCACCGCCATTATATTGTGCAATAGATGCTATACCAGATGGAGAAATGGATGGTGTTGAAGGAATACTATATGTAGGAGAAGACGGAACTGAGGTTCTTGGCATTACTCCAACACCACCACCATTTGCATATTTTTTACTATTTATAGCATTCATAAATGGAACGCCATATTTTGAAACAGCATCTGCTTGAACTACAAACTCACCGTTTGAAAGCATTGCTGGTATTACATCTGAACGAGGACCTCCAGGACCGCTTATATGTCCACCACTAGCAAACAAAGATTTAGTAAAATAGTTCAAAGAAGAACTAGGTTCGGTAGTTATAGATGATTTCTTTTTTGAAAAAATATCTTTAACTCCACTAAGAATTGGGTCGGACCCCTCTGATTGAGTTTCTTTAACAGTATTAATTGTTTCAGTGATGCCATTTTCAAGCCCCATAAGATTTTCATGCTTTTTGAAAAATTTAGTAAGACCAAATCTTGAAGTATTTGACAGAAAAACTTCTGCATCTTTTTCTGTCATTTGTCCAGTAGCAACATCATATAATGCATTTGTTCCTAAAATTGCAGTATTTGCTTTATCATATATCTCATATCCTTTTAATGCCTGAGATCCCATACTAGATATTTTTCTCATTGCTTTTGCTGTTCTAATTCCACCAATAACATTTTCTGCTTCTGTCCCAACTTTTGCCATAGATTTAATATCATTAATTCCAGCTATCACTTTTCCAAGTTTTCCTATTTTTGTTGCTTTGTTTGCTAAGTTTGCTATTTTTGCAGCCATAGCTACTTGTCCAGCACCTGGAACAAACATAAGGGCAGTTCCACCTAATTCAAGTACTCCAGTACCTAGTGATTTAAATCCAGCACCCCATTCACCTTTTTTAAAGTGATTATACATACTTCTAAAATCATCTACGCCCAAGAAATTATCTGCTACATATGAGCCAACTTTTTTAATTCCATTCCATAGTGTTGGTCCATATTTTTTAACAGAATTAATAGTATTTTTTGCTGCTTGTATTCCTGACTGTACAGTATTTTTTATAAAAGCACCAGGGTTATGAATAGCAGAACTTACAGTTTTTCCAACACTAGAGACAGTACTAGTAACTTTATTTTTAACAGAATCAAAGATGTCTCCTACCCATCCACCCCATCCAAATCTTGGAACATCTCCATTATTAATTGAATGCAATAGACCCATATTATTTTGTGCTGCATTTGCATTAACAACAAACTCTCCATTTGAAAGCATAGCTGGTATAGAATCTGATCTAGATGTGCCAGCACCATATATTGGACCACCATCCTTTAAACGTGGCAATTCTGTATATTTTCCATCTGTACTTTCACTCCAAGAATAAATATAATCACCCATACCAGCCATTCTTCTTGCTTGCTCTTCACTATGATAACCTTCAGTTCCTTTAAAATTCTTACCCTTATCTAATCTCCAAAATTTACCTGGGTGATTTGGATCTTCATAAAATGAGTTATATTCTGCCATACCATCTGTCATGCCACCCTTACTAATAACTTGACTCCACTCTGGTGGTTTTATGTTATTTTCTTGAAGATATGTTGTAAACTGAGTTAATGCTCCTGTTAAAAGATCTGATGCTCCCTTAGTAGTAGTAGTTACACCTTTTTCATTTGTTGTAGCACCATATACACCAGCTTTACTATTTTGACCAGCAATAACATTATTCATAGCTGCTTGATATAGCTTTGTTCCAATAGATATACCTAAACTTGTTGCTGTTTCATCAAATATTTTCTTTGATGCCGTTGTTAAACCACCAACAATAACTTTCCATTTACCATTAACTTGTGTTGCAACATATTGCATAGCAGTTTCTGTATCATTTTGGAATGCTGCTAAAGATTTTGATTGTGCGGTTTCTGCTTTTTTAAGAGCAGTCATAGTATCTTTATCTCCACCTTTTGTTGGAAGATAACCAGCCATTGCCTTTACATCATCTATTGCAGTACCAGCTTTTGCATAGGCTTGAGCAATTTTTTTATTATATACATCTTTGCTTTTTTTATCAAGATTTTGTACAGGTCCCATTGCTTTTGCATCTTCAAGTAGTTTAACAGCCTCATTAATATCTCCAACAGTTAAAGCACGTTTTTTTTGCAAAAACTCAATCTCTTTATTGATATTATCTGTTTCAGCTTTATGTCTATCATCTTCTGCTTTCTTTCTATCATCAATACCCTTTAATGCATTATCAAGTTTCTTTTGCTCCTCATCAGCAGTGTCTTGAATATTTTGAATTGAACGATCTCTACCGAATTGATCTGCTTGAGATGCTGCTTGTTGTTGAGCACCAATAAATCCAAATACATCTCCAGAAGCTAAAGACTTTAATCCACCAATAGCGGTTTCTCTCTGCTTTGCATAATAATCTTCTGCTTCTTTTTCTCTTTGTAGTTCTTTAAGATAATAGTCTGTATTTTCTTGAAGTAAATCTTTTTTCTTGCCAATCTTTTCAGCTTCTTTATCGAGGTTTGTAAGTGCTTTATCATGACGCTTATCTTCTGCATCTAAATCTTTTTGTTTTACAGCAATAGCAGCATCAAAAGTATCTTGGACTTTTGCTTTTAAATCATCCATTTGTTTAATACTTTGATCTATTTGCAAATCAACTTCAAAATCAATTTTCATAGCACTTTGTGCTTCTAATGTCTTCTGTGAAATCAATGCCTGTTCTGTGTATGTAAGATATCCATCTCTAAGCATTTTTTCTATTTCTGGACCTAATCCAGACTTTAAAGCATTTAAAAATACTTCTTGAGATAGATTACCTGCATTTCTAAACCCTTCAGAACTTGTATCAGCAATGTATTGTCCAATATTAGATGTTGCTCCAAAACCTAAACCTTCTGCTATCTGAGATACTTCTTTACCTAATTTTGCCCAGTCAGCATTTTTAAACTGTGCAATGATTGCCTTTGTTGCATCATTTGATGCTTTTGGATCTTGTGCTGCTATAGAGAATGCAGATTGTAACGTTTGTCCAATCTGAACAGCAATCTGTTTTCTAGTTTGCTCTTGAATTAAACTCTTGCCCATCCATTGAACCAATGAAGTTCTATCTAAACTTGTTCCAGTTAATGCTTTTGCCCACCAAGTTCCTTGATTTTTTCCAAATACTGCTTTATTTACAGCATCAGCATTTACACTATAATCTTTTGTTGTTTCTGCTTGCATTCTTCTTTTTTGAAGAATATCTATTTGACTTTGCAATGTTTTTTGTTCATTTGCCATTGCATCTCTTACTGTATCTTTTTTGCCAAACTGATCTTTAATTTTTAAATATGCTCCCAATGAACCAGATTGTCTAGCTATTTCAGCAGTTACTTGTTTTGCATTCTTAGGATCCATACCCTTCATAATTAAATTAGAATATGCAGTCATTAATTGATTAGATTTTTCTTGTTCCGTATTAGTATTTCTAACAACATCTATTAAGTCACCATAATCTTTTTTAACAACTTTTGAATAACCTATATCATATGCACCTTTACCAAGTGCACCAAACATAGATTCTGCAAATTTAGCATATCTTTCTGTATCTCCAGTTAATGATTTTAATTGAATACCAAGATATTTTGCTGTTTCAGTTGGTTCTGCAAATGCTGCTTTACCTGCTTTTGCTGCTTTTTCCATTTCAGCATTATATGTCTCAACACCTTTATTAATAAGAGCAATAGTTCCTTGAAGTGCAATTTGTCCAACTGGACCACCAAGGAAGTTTCCAATTCCACTAATTGCACCACCAATACCAGAAGCTGCTTTACCTAAACCACCTTGTAAACTACCTCTCCATTTTTTAGGATCTAATGCACCTTGAACTTGCATTTCTTGACCTTTAGTTTTTAATCTTTCTCCAAAAGCACCCATACCAGAATCTGCAATTTTTTGAAGTGAAGTTGCACCTAATTCAATACCAGCAAGCCATTTTTGTTTTCCATTTTCTACTTCATTGGTAAATGATGAAACTGCAAATTGTAACTGACCAACAATTCCAGTCATTTCAGATAGGCTTCCAAGGAAGTTAGTCATACTACCGCCTTGTATATTATCCATATATACTGGTAAAGTTCCATCTGCTGCAGATTGTGCTCTAAAGTTTTTACCACGAATTAATGATGTTCCAAATGGATGAACAATCTTCTTTCTTGCTTCATCTCCTGGACTTGTAACACCTGCTACTTTACCATCTGGAGTAACCGCCAAAAGTTCACGACTTGAAACAGCCATAGGTTGACCACTTGCAGATGTAACTAACATATCATCAATAGTGCTTGAAAGAATTTTTCCATCAGGACTTACATTAACTGTTGCTCCAGTGCCACTAATTCTATCTCCGCCACCTGCCATAGATGGATAAACAATCTTTGGCATTGTAGGTGTTCCTGGAAGAGTTGTACGACTTCTTGATTGAGGTGTTTTAGTTCCTGTATTTGTAGCAACAACTTTAACTGTTGGAAGATTAGAAGGCAACTCTCTAGATTGTAAAGTTTCATAAAAATTACCTTGTAATCTTGCCTGTAAACCTGCTGCTACACCGATTGGAAGACCTCTTCCAGCTTTTGTAGATTGTGGGAATATTCTTGCAAGAGCAAGCATGACCATAGCACCTTGTCTAGTATTTGGATGCTTACCATTAGAAAGACTTTGAAGTTCTTGAATTACAATGCCTTGTGGCAATCCTGTTTGTGCCATAACTGCTTCAACAACGTGTGGGGCTACAAGACCACCACGACTTTGAATATCTTTTCTAGTTTTAATAGTTTCAAGGAATACGTTATAAAGCTGAGAATCTTTCATAAGATTTGCAGCTTCCCAAACCTTTGTATATACTTCACCAGTATTTGTAGATGTTGGATTAATATGAGCTAATACATCTTGTACATAATATGAAGCTAATCTATCTGAACCACTAACACCTGCAGATTGTAATGCTGCTAATATAGCTTGTGCTTCTGTACCTTTTGTAGCCCAATCTGGTAATGTTCTTAAGATACCTTCATATTGTTTTGGTGCAGATGCTTTCTTTGCCCAAGTGTGATTTCTAATAATCATAGAATCATCAGCAAAATTGTTTATTCTATCGCTAAATTCACCTCTTCCTGTTAAATAATTAAGTAAAGGCTTATTTGTTAAAGATCTAGTATCTGATGATTGTGAAGGTGAACCTAACATATTTATTTTTCCAGTTTCTGCATCTACAAATTTAGTTCTATCACCAACTTTTTTAACTCTAACTTTAATTTTTCCATCTGGAGAGGTAAGTATATCTCCATTTTCTACCTTATCCCAACTTCCATCTGTTGTAAAGTTAGCTTCTTTAAGAGTTGTTGGGCTAACATTTGCTCTAAATCCAGCAAGATATTCATATTTTTTAAACTCATTAAATGCTTGTTTTATTAAAGGTTCTTGGAAAGATTCTGCATATAACATTGAATCATTAAGTTTTGGTTCGGCATCTTTAAGAGTGTTTATTGCAGCTTCTTGTATACCAGTTTCCATTCCTGCTTTAATACTTGATTCTGGATATTTTTTTGAAAATGTTCTAAAAGCATTTTTCATTGTTTCTATTGCTTTTGGTTCTTTAAAGTTACTAATAAGTTCTTTTTTATCTACCAATGGATTATTATTATTAAGGGTTTTATTTATTGAACTAGGAACATCAAACCCAAGAGGATATTTTAAATTAATATTTGAGCCAAGATCTGTTCCTGGAACAATATGTGCAAATGCCATTCCATTTGCAGCACTCTTAACTCTTCTACTTTGTGCTTTTTCAGCAAAGCCAGCAATGATATCTTTCTTGCCCATTAGTTTATTTGCAATAGCCATTTTTTGTGATTGTGGTAGTCCTGCTGGAATAAATGGCATAAGAGCATTTATATTGCCACTTGCGATTGCTTCACGAAGTTGTGTTGCAGACATACCACCTTCTGTTCTTCCAACAGAATGAACAAATGCATCTATACCAAAATCTTTTGCTTGTCTAGGAAAAAAGTTACCAAACTTTGGAACTTGATCAGAACCTAAGAATAAGTGTGCTTGATTATAGCCAGCTTTTGCCCATTCTTCAATCTGTCCCTTAATTCCTTTTGCACCAGAGTTTGGCTCAAGGTTTCCAACATATTGTGGGAACATCATTTTAAATAGGTCATACTTTTCAGATACTGAGAATGGATTCTTTGCATCACCTTCTTTTAATGAAAGACTAAATCTAAAGTCAGCACCTATCTGTTTTGCATAATTAGCTGCTTCATCTAGTAATATTCCATGACCAGCGTGTGGAGGGTTCATTCTAGCAAATGTTGTTACAAGACTCTTTGATTGAGCACCCATACCACTAGCAGCACTTTTAACCGTTGAAGCATTTTTATTTCCACCCTGAAGCATCCATTCTGGGAATCCTGCTGCAAGTGCTTGTTGTAACTCTGCTTTATCTGTTATTTTCTTTGCTGCTGCTTTATCAATAGCTGCTTGTGTCTTTGGCTTAACTATTGGAACAGTAACACCTGCATGATGTTGTCTAATTTCTGCCCAATTAATTGCTTTAGCAGCTTCTAGATCTCCAGAAATTAATCCATAAATAGCTTTTTCTTGTGGAGTTAATCCAAACTTTTCAATGTTAGCCATAGCTCTTGGAAGATTTCCTTGAGCTTGAGCAATAGCATTCAGGAAGCCAGATGTATATTGTTCATCTGTCATACCTGCAGCAAGACCAGCAGTTGCTTGTGTAAACCATTTCTTTGAAGCACCTGTTTGCATAAGGAAGTTAACTCTTGCTTGGTCAAGTACTGAATATTTTTTTCCAGTTAATGAACGTGGTTGTGATGCTCTATCTGCTGCATAACCTGCACCTTGATCAACAACCATTCCATCAAATAAATTATCTGGTTGTAAATCAGAATCTCCTCTAATAATTGCTGCAAGTGCTTGTGTAAAGAAATGCTCAACTCCAACATTATTAGTTGTTTTTCCAAATCTTTCTTCAAATGGTGAACGCACACCAAATACGTGTTGGCTTGTTTCTGGATGTAAGAACTTAATTAATTCTTGTGCTGGAGAATCAAGACCAAATAGGTCTCTTGTAATCTGTGATGATATTGCTTCAATTCTTGCAGACTGTGCGGTGTTATGAGTTTTAACTACATACTTTTTACCACCGATTTCATAAATACCATTAGCACCTGGAATAACAGAACTAAATCCACCCATTCCAGAAATCTTTTGACCAATATCTGTAAGAGGCATTGATGAATATTCACCAGTAGTTGCTTCTTGATGAGTTGCAGCAAGAACAGCATTTATATCTTCCATTCTTGTAGCAAACTTTTCAGGCATTAATGACTTGGATTCATAATTATTTATTCTTCCACCCATTTGTTTAAAGTTAAGAAGCATTGGCATATGCATTTTTCTTTCATCATATGCTTTTTGTCCACCAATAAATTTATCTGGTGGCATCCATAATTGAGATACTGCATCTAAAGTTCCTTTACCTTTACCAGCAAGCCACTCACCTTCATTAAGAGGATTTCCCATATGTGTTCCATCTGGACTTGCTGATGAAACATCAAGCATTCTACTTCCAGATTGGAACATTCTTTGAAGAATTACAGATTTTGGATCCATACCAAATGGTCTTGCAGCATCTATTTCTTTTTGACTACTGGCTAATGATCTTTGTTTTCCAACAGTTAATGCTTGAATTACTGCTTCTTCATCAACCTCATCATTACGATTACCAAAATTATAATCTCTAGTAAGATAAAGTTTTCCAAGCATATGTTGCATAGAATCTTTGCTTTTATATTGTTCATATGCTCTTTCCATTCCAGCATACCATTTTTCAATATTTTTTTGACTGTCTTTTTTGAAAAACATTTCTCTTAATTTACTTGGAACAAACTCTTTATTTGAAAGCCAATCTAAACCTTTGTCTGTATATGAAGAAAACTTTCCAGAAAATGAAAATTCTTTGCCAAGAACTTTATCAAAATTTCCAGACTCTATTGCTTTAAGAATCATTAATTGTTGTGCTTTTGGCATTTCTCCAGGAACACCAAGTTCTGTTTTTCTTCTAAGCATCATTGATTGTTGAATTGGAGATAATGCAGATAATATTTGTCCAGTACGCTCTGGATCTTGTCTCACATATTGTGGATTAGATTGCCAATCTCTTAATGTTTCAAGTAATGATTGATCAGCATAGTTATTAACTCTACCGCCAGTTTGGAATATAGGAACTTCACGACCATTAATAGTTTTAGTAGCTCCTGGCATTACAGAATGAAGCATAAGCATTCTTGATGCAATGTCTTGACCATACCCAGTTATTGGCATTTTTATACCACCTGGAAGAACTGTTTCACCTTCATTTCCATATTGAGTTTGACCTTGGAATAAATCAGACACTGGAATACCATTAATACCATTACCTTTACCAGTCCATAAATCAAGGAGGTATGGGAATATTTGTCCAGATTCAATCTTTGCTGCACGAGACTCTGCACTACGTTTGTTTTTTGGTTTATCAAACATAGACATAAATCGTTTGTAAAACTCTGCTTCTTGAACTGTACTAAATGATGTAAATCTTGTTGTGGTATGACTAAATGGTGCATTGCTATATCCTAATCTAGGAGAGGTTACAGTTCCATTTTGAGCCATTTGAATGTCTTCCATAATGCTTCCAGCAGTTGGAGACCAGTTACCACCTTTTTTATCAAACTGCATTGCTCGCATAAAGTGCTTATTTTCTTGTGGTGTCATTGATTGATTAAATATATCAGCAAAGAATCCAGGATATCTTTCACCATATGGTTGAATGCCTCCACGTTTTAATGGATCATTAAATGGTCTAAGACCAGTCATCATTGGAGAAATCCAAGATTTTAATGCAATCTGTAGATCTTCTGGAGTAAACTTTGCATCACCAAAAAATGATTTATTTGCATATCCATTTATTCTACCGCCAGTTTGAAAACGAGGTGCTTGTTTAAAATTAATTTCATCAAGAAGTCCAGAGTGTTGGGATGCTGCTTTTTTATTTACAACATATTCTCCAGGCTCAAGCATTGCTGGAACTTTATCTCCATTACCACTTCCTGGAACCCAAGCAGATCCACCAGTTTGAAACTTAGCGACTGGTGGTTGACCAGTAGTAGTTTGAGCAGAAACTTGTTGATTAACAAATCCTGGATTTAATGTAATAGCATCGCCAAGATGTTTTTTGTAAACTTCAAGAACTGCATTAAGTTTTTCTACACTTGTTTTTTGTTGATCAAAAGCCATAGATAATGCATCTGTAGACTTTTGTGCCATAAGTTGTGTATCATCAAGCATCTTAAATTTATCAACAGGAACGCCAGCCATTTTTCTACCAAGATTTACTATACTCATAGCACCCTTAGTTACATAACCTAAAAAGTTAGCAAAAACACCAGCAATCATAATAATTGGACCAGCAATTACAGCAAGACCAGCAGCTACTTTTAAGAAAGATTTAACAGGAGCAGGAAGTTTTTCAAAAAACTTTATAACCTGACCAATTTTTTTACTTACATTCTCAATAATTGGAGTAATAGCACTTGTAATAGAACCACCAATATCAATGAACTGTGCTTTAATAGATTCTGTTGCTCTTTGAAATCTCTTAGCACCACTATTCATAAGTGTATCCATTTCCATGTATGAATTAGCAGCAAGGTCTTTTGCAGACTTACCCATCAAATCCATAACTTGTCTTGTTTGAGAACCACTTGCATCTAGGTTATCAAAAAGAGCAGAGATACGGGCAAACTGATATTTACCAAATATATTTTCAATAACCTGAGATTTACCAAAATCATTAAGTAACTCAAGTTGTTGTTTGAAAGCAATAATTGTTGGCATAAGTTGACCTTTATTTGCTTTAACGATACCTTCAACATCAATACCATATTCCTTTGCAACCTTTTTTGCTTTTGTTGTAGGATTTATCATAGATGCCATAGCAGATTTAACAGCATTAGCACCTTCTGCTGCAGAAATACCACCCTCTTTAAGAGCAACCATCATAAGAGATAAATCTTTTACATCTCCACCAAGTGCTTTAACGACTGGACCAGCTTTTGGAATAGCTGCTGTCAAATCTTGCAAAGAAAGAGATGTTTGGTTTTCTACAGCATTTAAGAAGTCAACAGAGTGTGCAAGTTCATTTGTTTTAATTTTAAAAGCATTTGTAAGAGAAAGTGTAGTTTTCATTGCATCTGCATTTGACACATCTCCAAGTACAGCAAGTCTTGTTGTTTCTCTTAATGATGCAAGAAGTTTTTCTCCTTCAGCACCTGTTGCTGCTAAATCAGCAGCAAGGGATGCGGTATCTTTTGCAGCAATACCCATAGTTTTGGAAAATTCAATAGCTAGTTGCTTTACATTTTCTGTCATTTTTAATGTTTCTGGATCTGCAGAAGACATAAGACCAGAACCATAAACTTTTTGGAATCTAGTTAATTCAACATTAACTTCACGAAAAATCTTTGACATTTGAGTTCCCCAAGTTACTAATGGTACTGTAAGACCAACAGTAATCTGTCTACCAGCCCACTGTGTATTTTTACCAAAGTTAATTAACTTTGTTGCACCATCTTGAACAAGAGTATTAAAGATATCAAACTGTTTTCTAGAAACAGCAAGCTTTGTATTAAAATCATTTAGATTAATATTTTGTGGGGTAATCATCATACCCAGTTGCTTGCCACCCTTTTCACCAAGGACAGCAAGTTGTGACATTTCACGAGAAACTTCACGAACTGCTAGTTTGTGTGCATTAGATGCTTTACTAAAAGCACCAATTCCTTCTTTTGCATATTGCTTTAAAGTTAATTCTTGTTTCTCAAGGGATTTACCAAACTGTCCAACAGAGTCAGATAGTTCTACGACTTTGGCATTCCAGCCACCCATCTTACCAATATCACTAGCAAGAGAGTCTCCAAGACTCATTTTTAATGAAGATGCTTGTTTATCAAAATTTTGAAGTGTTTGATTTAAAAGATTTGCTTGCGTTTGTAACAAACGCATTTGATTAATGACTGGACCAAAATCAGCATTATATTTAAAATAAGCATCAATACCAGTCACTATAGATCATATCCCATCATACTGTATCCAAGACCTTCATCTTCGTGAATACCAAAAGTTATTGCATTTGCTTGTTCCATATTTCCACTAACTTTTGCAGCTGCTCTTCCAACAATATCTTCTAATGTTGGCAAAGAGTTATCCACAGGCTGTTCTGATCCAGAAATATCTATACCTTGTATAGCAGCAAGAAATTTATTTTGACGATTTTCTTTTTCGTGCATAGCCCCTAGTGTAGCAATAAGCTCTGACATTGATAAACTGTTTTCCAGTTCTTCATAGTCTTTCCAGTGACCTAATAGGAATACTTCTGATTCCAAGGCAGCTAAGTCTAGCTCGTTCCAGCTAGTTCCTGAGCTGCCATTAGTAGGTTTGGGTCGTTAAGCTTGATGTCTGCAGCAACCTCCAATATTTTATACATAGATTGAAGATCTAAAACTTCTTCAAGTTTGTCAATCTCCGAAAGCTCAGGTGCGAATTGCTTCATAGCAATAGATGTACATTCAATGAGAGTCTCCAAGAAACCATCTTCACTATCTTTAGTTTCGATTTCTTTCCACTTCTTCATTACTTCTCTTAAGTTTTTAAGATTGAGTGGTTTAACGGTAATTACTGTGCCGTCCTGTAATTCCATCTCAATAGATTCGTATATTTTTGTAGCCATTTTTCTCCTAATGTCCTCTTTTATATTATAGCCTAATTTTGTTTATATATAGCAATGTGGTGGGTATTTCTACCCACCACATTACATTAAGTTATTTAGTTTTATTAACCAACGTATACACGGTCAACGATCTTTCCATAAAGAGCGTTTGTACCCGATGCGGTTGAACCAGCATTTCCTTGATTATTCTTTTGGGTATTTGAAGCCAAAAGACGGAATGTTACAGGGAAAACTGTAGCTTCATTTCTCTTGATAGCAACCGAAGCAGCTTCCATAGAAACTGCACGATAACCAAGATAAATTCTTTCTGATTTAGTTCCACCGTTTGCATTTGCTGTTACAACTTCTGGTCCAGGACCAACAACTAGGATTGAACGCTCCAAAGGAGTTAGACCTAGAGCACCACCATTAATTTCGAACTTCTGGAGAGTACCTTTTGATGTAGCTACCTGTGAAGCTGTTGAGTTGTAATCTGAATCTTGTGATCCAATCACAGTGAAAAGATTCTCAAGTGTAGCTTCTGTGAAAGTTGTCTTAATCATAGCTTTCTGACCTTGCTTGTAAATCTTAGCAACATCTAGAAGTTGATCAACCTGAACTTCACCGTAATCTGGAGTGAAGTCAAAAGTAACACCTTCAGATGTGTAACCAACGTGTCTAAACTTTGATGATCCAACAACGCTTGGATCTTGATAAGAACCAGCTGTATTTAGAGCATAATCTGCGTGAATATCTGTCTCTGTGTATTCTGTACCTGTTGTTTTACCAACGTAAACAACACCAGCACCAACGATAATATTTTTTGAACTATTTGCCATTTTATTTTTGCACCTCCTTGCATTTTTGAATTAGCTTTGGGGGCTTCCTCATTAATATAATACCATACATTCTATTTTCTAGTATATTCATAAGTTAAATATAACGTAGAAATATATAATCCAGATTCCAAACTAATTGGAGCCTTTTCATTTATTGAATAATTATCTTGTCTTACTTTAATGCATTTAAAGTTAATTTCTTGATCCCTCAAATGATTATTCATAGCCTGAGCAGATATATCAAACTGACTTAAAACATCATAAATAAAGTTTTTAATTGGATATAACTCATTCCAGGGAGCAACAATAGAAAGGGTTGCTTCTTCTTTAATTATTGGAAATGTTTTTGCATCTACCCCCGTATATACATAATCATATAAAATATATGGAGTTTTATCGGTTACAGCATTAGCATCATTAATAGCAAAAATAGGGGGTGTAATTGTATACTGGTCTACATTCCAAACGGCTGTAGGTAGTTTAGAGGACCCAGAAATGGCACCACTGGCTTTATCCCAAAGATAGTTTCCAATTAATATAATTGGTAGTTTTGTATAATCCATTTTAAATACTTGCCCTTCTAACTATTTTCTTTGCTGATGCATCTGCAAGAGAAGATCCATTTAAATTTCCTTTATTAATACTTGAAACAGCTATATCTGATTCTATTCTTGTAGCTTCATTAATTTTATCATAAAAACCAATATCTGTTAAAACTTGATTTGCGTTATTTTGCATAAAGGAATCAAAAGCGGATTTAAAAGAACCTGCTACTCTTGTACCACCAGGATTTGGAACAAATACTTTTTTAGAAAATACTTGTTCTCCATTTATTTGAAAAGCCAAAAATTTATTGTTTTTTGGAGTAATAGTTAAAGACTGTCCTTCTTCCATAATAAAAGCTTTTCTTTTAAAGACACTGCCACTTTTTTCAGGGGATGAAGCCTCTATAAAATTATATTGTATTTTTGGAGATTGACCAGTAGATATTGTATATTTAAATAATCTAGCATTTTCATCTCCAGTTCTTCCTGTTTCATAAATGTGATGAAAAGACATATGATCTCTTCTTGCTAGATTGTCAATATATGATCCAAAATATTTTCCTATTTTTTGCAATGCTGATTCAATTATTGAATTTTTGTTAGAACTATTTTCATGTAATTCTGTCAATAATTTACTATGATATTGTGCTACAGCCATAATTTTTTCTGGCATTTTTCCAGTATCTATTTTACTCATTAAATGCCCTCAAGCTGTTGTATTTCTTGTCTTTCTAAAGTTATTTCATATTCAATAACTTTTCCATTAAAATCAATTATTGGTGTAAATCCTCTAGGTTCAAATATAGTTGCACCATTAACTCCACCCTTACTATTTGGAATAAAGTCTTCTTTCCAGATTATATCCATACCACTTCTTATTGCCACAACACGAGTAGATGAAGATATTGCTTTAGGTGATCTTATTTTGATAAAGTTCTTATCTATATTTATTTGATTATTAATATCTATTTGACCTGAATCTCCACCCATTTTTGATCCAAGCAAACCTCTAGCACGACAGTTAATTGTTTCTGTTAATGTCCAAGTTTTAGATACCATACCATTTATTGCATTTCTTGTTACAGTATTTGTATAAATATCTGCTTGCATTGTATAGTTAGATGCTACTAAACAAGACATTTAAATCGCCCGCAAATCCCATCGTTTATATGGTTCAAGTAAGGCATCTACATAAAGGTTTCCTGTACTATTAAGAATACCGTCTTGGAAGGTAATATCAAATGAATCATTCTTAATTGATTTAAAACCTTTATTACGATAAACAAAGTCAGAGCAGATGAGGTCTATAAATAATTCCATAGTTGCTTGTTTAATTGCATCTGGAACATTTTTCCAACCATACTCACCACGAATATTAAACGAGCTACCTTCCGCAAAAAATCTTTGTGTATAAATAGGATTAATGTCTTTCCATTCAGAAATGTTTACACTTTCTTGATATGTTCTTAATCCATAATGACTTTCTGAAATAATTAATGGCAAACTCAAATCATCTATTGTTTCATAAAGTGAGCTATCGTAAAGTACAACATCATCAGATGTTACTTTATCATATGATTCAATTCTTTCACCAAGATGTAAAAGATCTGTACCTATTCCAAGAGTTGGCACTGTTTTATATTCAAAATAAAAATTATCATTTGTTCTTGAATTAATTAAAAGTCTTGCTTTTTTTTCAAATTTTTCAATAGTTGATTGATTTAAATTATTAGAGTCTTCTGCTTGATGAGATATAAAAGAAAATTTCCAGCTACTTCCAGAAAAATTAGTTCCAAAGTCTGTAATTTTTACTGTAATACTATAATCTTTTTCTATATGTGTTATTGTTCCAACAGCATAATTTATAGTTGAATCATCTGGAATACTAATATGTGAAATTAATACTTTATCTCCAACAATATATGATCCAGTGTAAGGATCTGTTCCATAATTATTCAAAGAAATATATTTTTTAGGAGAATCAAATGTGTACTCTGGAAAAACTTCATTTGAGTTTAAAAAACCATTTCCCCAGTATAAATCATAATCTCCAATAGTAATATCTGGTAATAAATTAATTCCAGCATATTCAGCTATTTCTTTTGCGGTTGCATATGGTCTAACTAAACTAATATATAATTCATCGGTAAAAGAATCATTTGTCTTAATACCTTGAATTTCAATCTTTAGCTTACGATCATATGCTGTTGTATCTGAATTTAATGTTAAAGTAAATATATTTGACACAACAGTATTTGTTTGATCTTGCTGAATATATTGATTATTATCTAGGTCATAAACACTATAAACAATACTTACTGTATTTGCTGGTGCGGTATATAAAATATTTAAACTAGCACCGTCTGTTCTTAAATATTCTTTCACTATCTTACACTATGAAAAGCATTATACTCTTCTAGTGATGCCTCCCTAACACCATATAATGGCTCATTTAAAAGAAACTCTGCCAGATTTTTTTCAACAAAAACATATGGATCATCATACTCAAAGTTAATACCTTTTATATAGGCACCGATACCAGCAATAGTTGTTAAAAGTATTTGTTCATCTGAAACTGGCATTATTTCTTCAGTTATATCAGATTCAATAACTTGTTCTTTTTCTGGTTCTACATAATCTTTAAACCCTAAAGATGATCCTTCATAATCATCAAAGGTTAATCCTGATTCTTCAATTACCGCAATTACATCTTGTTTTCTTGCATTCTTTGTATATTCAAGTCCAAAGTCATCACAAAACTGTTTTAATTCTGCAATAGTTTTTGTATTTAACATAATTCCTCCTATTTAAATATTATACACCAAAAATAAACAAGGGTTACATTTCTGTAACCCTTGCTTAAAGTTGTTTGGATTAAACCTGCTTGCCGTAGGCAATAGCTGACTTTTCTTCCAACGCAAGACCCAAACGAACATACACTGTATATTCGATAGAATCTTTCTTTGGTACGAAGAACTTGTGCACCGTAACATCTCTCTGGAAACCCCAGATTCTGTTTTGCGGGAACGTAATGTCTACGAAACCAGTTGGGTACAAAGGAACTTCCTGTACTGGAAGACCAAATACAGAGTAAGTTGCACCTGCTGGACCACCAATTCTTGGTGTAACACCATCAAGAACACGCTGTGCAGTTTCGAACGGAACAGACTTTGTAGCCTGATTAACTGTACGAAGTTCTGTCAACAATTCTTGGATATGCTGGCTGTTCATATAGAACTTAAGATCCTGTCTACGAGCCTTGAATTTACGAGGCAATGCATTGTAAATTGCTTCAAGGGCATCTAGACTGAACTTAGCTGTACTTGCTGCACCAGATGCCCAGATTCCTGCCATAGCTGCTGAATTAGCTGCTGCTTCGTGACCTGTTGCTGATGTATCAAGTACTCTATTGTAGAAACCTGCAATAGTATTATCGTAAGAACCATTACCAGAAGTACCTGTACGACCATTGATAGCAATATCCTCAAGATCGTTACCGAACTGAGTTGCCATCAAACGTACAACGTGATCCTCAAGAGAAGAACCTTCGATTGAATCTTCTAGAGATTCTGTTGAAAGTTCGTAATCTAGACGGAACTTTGTTGTTGTAAGATCCAACTTTGTGAAGATTGCACCTTTGTTTGTGTAACCAAAAACATCAGACTGATCAGCCTGAGTAGCCTTAGATACCAAACGTGTACCAACACGAATTTTATCAAGTTCCATAGTATTAGCTGTCATCAAAACCTTACGACCATCTTGTGCAAGCACCATCTGATCAAAGACGTAATCGATAAACTGTGCAGACTGTTTTGGTTGCAATACACCACCTTGAGTACCGTCTTGGGTATTACCGAATGAATACATATCACCATTCTTGGTACCTTGTGTTACCACTGTACCAGAGTTAGTTGCTTTTTCTAAAATATCACTCATTATTTATTTCACCTACCTTTTCTTTTTTATTTTCAGTTTAAGTATTGAGCGGAGCCGAGGAAGCGTCCCCCCCATAGAGATTCTGATTTCTCTATAGTTGTTTCTGAAGAACTATCTAGTTCTCCAGACTTTTTAACAGCAGTATCATTCTCTACTGATTCAAGTCTTCCATTTACTTGAGTCAGAGCCTTTGTGATGTCTGCCAAACCTTTGTTTAACTCTTCATAACGATTTTCTGTTTCTGTTAGTTTTTCTGTAAGAGCTTTTGTAACTTCTGCCAATGTATTTGCAACATTAGATACAGCTTCAACATTAGCATCTGCATTCTTTACGAGTGCTTCGCCAACAAAATTTTTGATTTCGCTTAGTGTTTTTTCAAGGTCAGTCGCTTCACCTGAATCGGTGGAAGCGTCAACTGCTTCTGCAGCTTCTTCGACTGTTTCTTCGTTAACTTCTACTGCAGCCTCTTCTGCAGGAGCTTCTGCTGGAACTTCATCTGCTGCTTCTACAGCAACCTCTTCCGCCTCAACAACTTCGTCAACAATTACTTCTTCTGCTACTTCTGTAGCCTCTGTGTTGTCAGTCATTTCAACACCTCCTTCATTATTTTGGGTGGCAACCGACATATCCTTGTTAATTGCCATATCTACTGAATCATTGTTCAGTAAAACTTGTGTGTCTGATGGACTAAAGAATTTTTTAACTTTAGTAGACCATCCCTTCAAACTGCTCATTTTATGTCCTACAAGTGTTTGTGATGGTTTCCAAGAATCTCCATCTTTCTGATAAACTCTAATAACAACCGCTGGATCATCCTTAGTTCCAGTAACTGAAAAGTCAGAGTTCGGTACTTTTATTTTACCATTAGTTACTACTCTTGTTATCTTTCCTCTTGCTGTACCACCCGATGATCCCCACTGAACAAAATCTCCAGTAGAATGAGAACCAGCTTTTGTCATATCTTCTTCTGGTTTTTTCTTTGTTTTATAAGGATTTTGTTTGGGATATCTATTAATAGTTTCATTATTTGTAACTGCACCTGCAGCAGTATCTTTAACTATAGACACTAAGTCATTAATTGCTTTTTCAATATCTGATTTTTCAAGTTCATCTACCCAACCGACTGCAGTTAAATCATTATTACAATTAACACAAGTATAGTTATCATCAGATGATGTAAAAGCAATATCATCTTGCTCACACCAAAATACATTTTGAATATGTGACTTATTAAAGATACCAGTAGCTACATCGCCATCAATAGTCTTTTGAATAGAAAAAATATTAGCGAGTTGATTTGCTGGAGAATCGACAAGGGATAACTCAACCAAGTCATATTCTTTAATTACACGAACTGTTTTATCTAATGATTCATCAAACTCACTAGTTGAATCTTTTACAGCACCACCGATTGAAAAACCAGTAAGTGTACCATCAAGAACCATTTCCCAAATGTCAGATGCACCTTTTGAGATATAAGCATCTACATAAACACCGTTATATGTTTTTTGTGTTTCTGGATCATAAAATGAATCTGTTCTAAATGATACAATCTTTCCAGCAGGAATAGGTTGATGCATTAATCTTACATTACCACGAAAGTTAGCAAATGCTTTTTCAGATGCTGAAGAATCTACACGATCACCTTGTTTATCAATATTATCAAGTGTAGCAAAGCCTGAAACAATACGTTTTTCAGCATCAACCTTAGAAATAGGCATTGTCAAAGTAACTTGATTGCCGTTAGTTAATAGGGATGCCTTTTGTATATTTAACATAACATTTTAATTATACAGTGTTTTTTGTATTAGGCTTGTTGTCTTCCATCGCCTTGTGGATTTCTTTGACCAGTTTCACCATCACCAGCATTTGCTTGTCTCTGCTGATCACGTTGTCTATTGCCAGTTCCTTGTGCTGTTTGATCGGCTGCTTGCTGACCAGTTAGTTTAACAGGAGTATTTCCACTAGGGATTGGAGGAAGGTTAAGTCTAGTTCTAACTTCATTCGGAAGAATAACTTGCATACGAAGATAACGCTCATCAATCTTTGACTGAGTGTCCTCATCTGTAAGAGTTAATTCATTAAATACAAGTCTAAATAAATCAGTCTTTTCAGCAATAATCCCCTGAATCTTTTTCTGTAAAACATCTTGTGCAGGTCTTGTAACTTGCTCTTTAAATGTCTTGTCTGCATCTTTAGCAGCAGCAAGAGAAATACCTTCCGCACTTCCAATCTTAGACATAGGAACACGGTGTGCCATAAGGATTTCTTGTAGATTAGTTTTGCGATACTTATCGAATGATCCTTCTTGAACACCATTTTCAACGGCTTCCATTTTTACTTCTACCTTGCTACCAGCCTCATCTCCAGGAAGTGGAACAACAAGTGTTCTATGGCTTTGACCACGAAGATTATTTTGGAAAAACTCAAATAGTTTTGCTTCTGCATCTCTGCTTAATTTAGCACCCTTAACCCAGAAAATATATCTAGGAGTTGCTTTATTTTCAAAATATTCAAGGTTAAACTTAGATGAAAACTCATTACCAGCCATAGCATTTTGTGCAGAAATAATAGCTGGAATACCATAATAGGTATTTGTTGGAGTGTAATTATAAATATGAATTATTTCATTTGGTCTTGGATCTAAACCAAATGGTGGTGATAACTCTTCATCATCGTTGAAGTTTTTAAAGTAAGCAAACTGTCCCATAACCATTTGAACAAATCCATCACGAAGTCTGCGTACACGCATAGTTGCTGCTGGAATATGACCAATATATCCAATCTCTCCAGTAGTTTTTCTACCGATTTCAAGAAAACCATTACCTGTTGCTTCTAAGTCAAGATACAATTTTGTAAGAGTTGATGTAAAAGTATTATCGTCATTTCTACTATCTAGCCAATCAAGAACTTCTTCTTTAGCACCTTCAAGTTTACGTCTTACTTTAGCAACTTTTTCCTGATCTGTCATAGCCTCAAGTTTTTGTTTTGTTTTAAGGGTATATTCTAATTTATATCCAAGACCAACAATGTTTGCAACTTTAGCATTAATTGCTGCATAGTTTGCAGATGATACTTCATATACTTTTGCAAGAGTTACTGGATTATATGGAGGCTCTACAACATCAAAAAGACCGTAGCCCCACTGTAATGCGATAAGCTGTTTTGACTCTGCATCATCTCCACCAATACCATTATTTGGAGGAGTAAATTGTGCTCCAGGAGTTATTGCCTTTTCTAGTTTGCGTTTAACATTTCTTTTAAAATTAGGATTAATCCCTTTATATTTAAGGATTTCTTCTGTTGGTTTTTTAAACTCATCAGTTTCAACATAATCTGGTAATATTAATCTATCTAATCCAATATCTCTACCATTAATTGTATAAGAATTGTCATCTTCCTGCATTATTAAAAATCTCTCTCCAGTTATCTGTATCTCCATATGGAGTTAATCCCTCAGCCATACGATCTATATCTTCTCTAGCTGTTGCATCTGATACTCTACCAACACCAGCCAAAAATAAAGGCTGACCATCTGGTTGACCATAATGTTTTGCTGCTTCACCAATATGCTTCATTTTTTCAAGATCATATCTCATAGATGGAATATTCAATACATTACCATCTTCATCTTCAAAATACTGTCCATCTGGCAACTGCCATACATAAACACCAAAATCTGCGGTGCTTTGTACCACAGAAAGTCCATTTTTTTTATTTGTCATACCACTATGATACCACTTTATGGTTCTGTTGTCTATTCTTCATTTATAGAAATTAAATGTGATTTAACTCTATCATCTGCAAAAC